TTATTAATTTTATCTCTATTTTCTAAACGGTATTCTTTATGCCAAATTAATAAACTTTTTTTATGTTTCTTGTAATATTTCTTTGATTTTTTAAAGAAACATTCTTTACAGTTTGCTCTATAATTTTCAGTATCTTTTCTCCAAAAAAAATATTTAACGTTTTTTATTTCTTTACATTCTGAACAGCTTTTATTCATATTAATTGGTTAAGTGATAAAATATTATTAATGTTAATTCAATAATGATAATTGCTTCAAGCATTTTTTCCCCTCCTTTTTAAAGTTTTTATACTTGTTATAGGTAACCCCATTCATAGCTTCAGAACCTATTAAAACATTGACCAATGTTTCCTCCATTAATTTAATAAGTGTTTTTGTTTTTGTAATCTTTTGCTTTTTCATATTTTTTACTCCAGAGCTCTTTGAATTGTTGATTGGTTGCATTGTCCATAGCCTTATGAAACATTATTAACATTCTATCTATTACTTCTATTTCATTGGTTACTATGTCAACAGTTAACCCTCTATTAATTATTTTCATTATTATCCCTTTCTCTTTCTATGCCTAAACATTCTTTGATTAATTTAAACAGTTTTTTTAATATTGCTTTCATGTTTATATCTTATCAATTTTTATTACTTGATCTCTATAAATACAATTAGAAGATTTAAAATCATCTATGAAATCAAATAAATCCTTTAAATCATTAAAAGACCTTTCAAACTCATGTTTAATAATTTCTATTTTGTCTGTTTTTGTATTCCAATATTTATACTTAATATAATATTTCATTATTTAGATTCCCCCATGAGTTGCCCATTGGTGTAACATCATCATTATTAAGGTTACAAATACCATTACAGAAAATGAGAACCCCAAAACGTAGTATAATGCTTTTTTCATTAGTTCCTTTCTATTGATTTTATATCTGCTGAATCTACACAAATATCACCTACATGACGTAAACCACTCCATAACCTTACAAGATACATATTACCCTCATAATGATTTAAAATAATAGCTTCTTTATTATTATGGACTTCAACCTTGTCATTTGGTTTAAATTTATTAATTTTCATAGTCCCTTTTATTTTATCCTTATGTTGTTTCATTTCTTTTACTATTTTTTTCATTGTTTCCCTTCTTCTGCTAATTGTAAAACTTTATAAAAATAATCAGTTTCATAAATAGTTTCTATATTTTCATTATCTAGTATTTTATTTACACTAAATTTAAATCTACCCTTATGCTCATCAAATTTATTTCTATTTAAAAAATATATTTGCATTTTATCATTTGAATAAGAGGGTGCAATATCATCCTTCCATGAAGAATTTGTAAATCCTAATTCCTCAAGCTTTGAAACATCACAACCTAAATCGTAATCCTCATTAAACCATTTTATTTTTGTATTCATTATTTACCTTTCTTTTAGTTATGATCTATTATTTAATAAATCTTAAAAGGGTTTAAATAAATAAACCCCTTTAGGTTTTATTAATTCATATATCTATTAACGTCATCCTTATTGTAAGTGGTTAATAATAATATATCGTTTGTATTATCTAATTCTTTTTTATCTTTAGATAATCCCATTTTATAAATTTCATAATAAATAAAACCTTCCTTATCTATTAGATCATATATTTTATAAGAATCATTAAATGGGTTAATATTCGACATAGCTTCACCAGTATATTTTTTGCTTTTATTCCAATGTATAAACCCTTTATGATTATATAAATCAGTTACTCTATATATGGAGTCGTTGTAGTCGCTTATATGTGTTTTAATCATTGTTTTGCCTTTCTTTATTTAGTTATGATCTATTATTTAATAAATCTCTAAAGGGTTTAATTAAAAACCCCTTAAAGTTTTATTAAGCAACATTTTTAATTGTAAATCTTGAGTCTTTACCTTCCATAATATTAATAAGACCTTTTTGCCAATCTGCTTGATAAACTTCTTTAATGTGTTTTAACCATTCAAAGTGTCTTAATTCATTGTCAAACCACATCCACTTTTTCTCTGTTTTCCAAATATTCTCATCAAAATATTTTAATATCTCATTTGCTCTTTCGTCATTAATAGAAAGATATTTTGTCTGAGGAATATCCTCTCTAACATTTTTATATTCATAAATATCATTCATACCATCAAATTTTCCGTATTCGAATTGGTCTGAATAATCTCTTAATTTTTCAAGATCTTTGTCAGAACCCTTAAGAACATAAATAGTTACTGAACAACCATTTGAAAAGTTTGATGAAGATGCTTTTACTTTCATTCCATTTTGTAAAGCAACTTTTTTTATTAACTTGGCTACTTGAGCCGACTGTGTAAGTGTTTTCATTTTTTCCTTTGTTTTATTTATATTTTTCATTCCCTTATTTGTATTATCTTTGTATTATACTGTCAACTAATAAAAGCATATTATTTAAATTAATTTGTTCGCTAAATGTTCCTTATTGACTACCCATAATTTGGGTATATAAGGCTTAGCAAGGGAAGGTAAAAAGGAATATGAATAAATTAAAAAAAGGGTTTGTTATGATCCCAAATGCTCTGTTTTATGATAATAGGGTATCAAATGACGCTAAAGTCTTATTTTGTTACATTAAAAGCTTATCGGCTAATTATAGGAACCTTAGAAACTCTAATTTATGCCTTAAGCTTGGAATCTCAATTAACACACTGCAAAAGGCAAAAAAGGAACTTTCAGATATTGGATATATAGTTGTCCACAGGTTATCAAGTGCTAACAGATATACATTGAAACTACCTAGAGACTACCCAAAATCTACGCACCCTGACTACCCAGAATTTACGCAACCAGACTACCCAGAATTTGGGTACCATTATAAGAGTAATAACAATAGTAGTAATAACAATAGTAATAAAGGATTTAAAAAGTTAAAAGGCTTTAAGGATGACTGAGTATCTTTATAATAATAAACCATTACAAAAAAGTTATAATAATAGCTATAGCCTGGCAGAGAAGATTGAAATTAATAAATACATCCAATCAGACTTTGAAAATGGTATGTTATCCTTCGATCAAATGTATCTAATTATAAATGATGGATTATTTGGATCTTACACTTGCCAAACTATAATTGATGATTTACTTTTTAAAGGTAAATTAAAGCATAATCCCATTACACTAAATAAGAGAAGTTTTAAGCCTAAAAAGAAACCTTTTGATTTGTAATATACCATATAATGTGTTAAGTAAATTCTAGGCTACTAGCTCCCTTAAGCTTTGGTCTATTAGTTATATAACTGTTGCCGGTGGAGTTTTCCCTTTCCTTTCTATCTCTGCCGGTAACCCTATAAATATTATTATGGCAGGAAGAAAAAAGAAATTAACAGAGAAATTATTTGATAAGCTTTTAAATCTTATTGCAGATGGCTTAACCATTAGAGAAGTATTTTCAAGAGACGATGTAGATTTTACCTGGCAATCTTTTAGAAACTATTTAATTAAAGATAATGTTTTAATGGATAGATATATCAAAGCAAAGGAGTTGGCAGTGGATCTTAGACTTAGTGAACTGGAAGACAAAAGAAAAGAACTAGAGATTAAAATAGAATCAGGAGAACTAGATCCAAAGGCAGCTCAAAACTTAGTTAACTTATATAAAATCATTGTTGCAAGTTCCCAATGGTCTGCAAGTAAGTTAAACGCTAAGAGATATGGTAAAAGTGCAGAGGTTTTAAGCATTAACTCAGAGAAAAACCAACCATTAACCATCTCATGGTCTAAACCATAGTGACAAATATGTCACAAATACAGTTAAGTGTGATAAATATGTCACAGTATTATGGTCTAAAAGTATTGAAGTATATAAGAATGATTTATAAATGGTACACAAAAGCTTACTATCTACATACAAGGGATTATATAGTAAACAAATGCTTACTATCTCAATGAATATAGGAGAAATATATAAACATTAATATATTACTATTGATAATCTCTAATTATCGTTAGTAATAAAACCTAGTAAAATGAAAGCTAATTGGTGAAATAGGGGGTGTCAAAAGTGCCTATACCCATTTTTAGAACTACCTCTTAGAATAATGTTGATGTATGGTACAAACACATGGATGATAAATTCTTAAAAACAACAATCTTTATAGTCAAAAATAAGACTACAAAAAAACCAAT